AAAATATTGCGCCCAACGTGGCTGGAAGATCGTCCACGAAGAGAGCGAGACGGCGAGCGGCGCTAAGACCACACGACCGAAGAGGGCCACAATGATCTTGCTTGCCAAGCAACGTAAGATCGACACCATTGTCGTTTGGAAGCTCGACAGGTGGGGCCGGTCTACTGTTGACGTGATCAATACCGTTGAAGAATTGAAAGCCTATGGCGTGTCGTTCGTTTCTGTGACCGAAGCCATAGACCTAAGCACGCCGATGGGACAAGCCTTTCTGACTATCCTTTCGGCTCTGGCTCAGATGGAAAGAGAATTGATCAAGGAGCGGGTCAAGGCGGGTGTCGAACGATACAGAGAAATCAACGGCGAATGGGGCAGACCGAAAAGCGCCAGGGCGAAGGCCGATCAAGTGAAAGAGCTTTATGCGTTGGCTTGGAGCAAAAGCAAGATTGCAAAAACTGTTGGAATAAGTAGGGCGTCTGTCATTCGGATTCTGGCAGACGCCTCTTGATCAATCTTTACAAAAACAGGCTTATGTAAAGAGTTAAACCCATGTCCATACAACATCGGGTAAATCTCCACATCCACACTTTTCGCACTTCGTTTCATAGGCAATTGAGACTTTGCGAATACGTCTTTCCCCTGTTCTCTTACGATGCTTTGAATGAAAGAACATGCATCGAAGGAAAAACAATGTGGACTCCATCTTTTCGATTCGAGAGAGCGAATCATAGTTTTTATCGTAACGTTGCAATCTCATCTCTCTCACTCCCCTTTCTTCTCTCCATAGTCCAGTTTTTCCCACACGCAAAAGAACGCTTCTTGTGTGACTCGCTCTATCGTGTGGAGCTTCCATCCATCGCGGGCCTGGGCGTTCAGGTATTGATCAAGCCTCGACAGGTCAATACCACAATGAAACATTTGGGTTTCATACATGAACGTATTGGTTAGCCGGCCAACTGCCCTCATTGGCTTTGGGCTTTTATTCCACATGGTCTAACTCCCCTTTCTTCTCGCCCTCCGACCGGGCGCGGATCGCGTTCATCAAATCTTCAAGAATGCAATGCGGGGCATCCGTGTACTCCTTCAGATTGGCGAATATCTTCAGTTCTCTTTCGTAGACCTCTTGAACCATCATCGCACACGCTTCCCGCTCCTGTTTGCAGCATTCCCGCGTCTTGCGGTCTTCTTCGATTGCGGCAGTGATGGCTTGCTCAATATCTAAGATCATCTCTTCTTTCCACAAGGTTCGATTCTGCCATTGGGCATGCAATGTTCTCGCTCTTTCATTTGTCGTCATCTCTCAATTCCCCCTTTCATAATTTCATCAATAACCGCCCTTTGCCCCGGAGCTTCACAATGTTTGTATTCAAACATCAACTCCCATTCACGCTTGCCGATTGGTGGATCAGTCGGCTTCTCTCCAATGTGGATTGATTCGAGTCTGTAGCCATCATCTCGAATCAGGATGCGCCACTCGCCCTCAGTCAAAAGCCTGTAGCGATAGCGGCGGTCAACGTCATGAATCAAAAACAAAGTTCCGTCTATGTCTATTTGCTTCATCTCCCTCCCTCCTTCCCTTCTGTTCGATCTGTCGGGCCGGCCAGGGCGCGGATTCGATCTCTGATATAACGAGCCGCCGCTTTGTACCCTTCCGCGTAATAAGTCTCAGCGGCTTTCGGCACATCTTGGGCTTCCTCGTCGGCAATATTCGCACAATCTTCGATCTGATCACGGAGGGCTTCACTAATTCTCTGTCTGAGCCTTGAGGAATAAGCGACAAAGCTAACGGGTCGCTTCCCATCGGGGCCTCTCAGTTCTTTTTCGTCTTCACAAAAATTCTCAACTACTTTTTGCGCTCTCTCTTCAACGGTCATCGCATCAGTCATCGCATCTCTCCTTTCAACCATCGTTTGACTGTTTCTTGATTGGCTTGGTCTTCTTCAAGCTCACGCACGCACGTTGAGCAAAGACCGCCATTGCCTTCAGCGCACCACAACAACTCCGAGTCAAGTTTTACCGGCTCCGGCTTTCGCGTCATCTCTCCCCAGATAATCCCATTCAACTCTTTCGGCAACTGTTCGTGATAGCGCCTGAAGATTCTGAAGGCCAGTCGTAATAGGATGTTCGCGTATCGTCGGTTCATGATGGACCTCCTTTCCAATATCCGAATATCCGTTCCATGTCCGCAACTTGCTGCAAGGCGTCTGCATGTTGGATCAGCAACATCAGGCGCTTTTCTTCTTCGATGATTCGTTTCTGTGCGTCTTCGTCTTTATTTTTGCGGGCTTCGATATATTTGCCTCGTAGATCCATCATCTGATTGGCTAGCGACTCGTCAACCGTGCAACCAATCCAACTCACTCCGGTAAAATGATAAAGCATGCTTTCCTCCTTTAGCTAAATCCGATTGACGTAAAATCCCACCCTTCAGCGTCTTTCCACATGTCTTGCAGATACGACGATCCGTAACGGGGATCATCGCGCAGATAATCATAGTGATTCTGTTTATCTCTCGATCTCTCGATCATTGCGATGAAATCATCAAGCGTAGTCTCTCTTCCGTATTCATCAAAAATCTTTCCCTCTTTCAAGACCTCTTTCCAAAGCTGCCAGCTAACAATGACCGGGCCGTCTTCAGCGTTACCATAGCCTCGGAAAGAGAATTGCCATCCCATAGAGTTTTTGCCGATGTGCCTTTCATCGTATCGGTCACAGTGAGAGCAAGCGTTGTATCTGTGATAATAATTCGTTCCCATGATCTCTCCTTTCAACTTTCCATCTCGCAAACTATCCGCCATTGTTTGAGAAGCCGGCGCTTTGCCAACTTTAGACGCCATCGCAGAAACGCCCCTACACTGACAAGTTCAAAAGCTGCATAGCGCCCTCTCGGTGTTTCAGCAACGATAGAAATACGCCAGTAAATAAGAGAGCTTGTGTCAATCGAAAACTGAGTATCGCTCTCGGCCTTTTGCTTCCGGTACTCTTCGATGTGTGCGAGCTTCAAGGGTGAGTCTGTCAAAACGACCTCCTTCTGTCGTCTTCAATCCGTTTGACTCTCTTTTCAAGATTGTCAATTTTTATTTCTGTTAAACGAATCGCTAATGCAGCCACTAAACCAAGAATGATTATTGATGCCCATATCCAAGTCATGCCGCTTTTACCTCCTGTTTATTCTTCTTCCAGATTTTCCCTTTGCCGTTTAGATCAATTGCCGCTGACCATATCAGGTTATAGATTCGAGACATCTGAAAGTTTAAGTCCCCCACATTGCCCGGAGGCGTTCCCGGTGGACGGCCTCCCAACGGCTGACCGTTTTGATAGGCTAGCAAGATGTCATAGAGCCTGTCTGAGAAATTACATTCATCTTTGGCTCTATCTAAAGCCTCATCCATGATCTCTTGTTTATAGCCAAGTTTACTGCCTGTTTGATTTCCCACGATTTTTAAACTCCTTGTGATATTGCGTTGAGGCTTAGCCTCGCTTGCGTCTTCCCATACAAATAGAACATTTCGGAATAAGACCTAAGCCCTTTTTGAATCCAACAATGTCGTAATTGTGCCCGCGCTTGCATCTGTGCTCTTTCGATCTTCGCTTTAGATTTTCAGCGAGCGTTACAGCTTCCAAGTGTTTTGGATTGCAGCATGCGCGGTTTCTGCACTTGTGTTCAATTGTGTAACCGTCTGGAATTTCGCCAATAAATACGGCGTAAGCGAGCCGATGAATCAAGACGTACCGGGCGCCATTCCATTTTCTTTCTACCGCTCCGTATCCGTATCGAGGATCAATTTTTCCTTTCCAATTCCAACAGCGGTTGTGATCAATCTCGATAAACAGATCAAACAGATCCAGCGTTTTTGTCTTGTTCTGAATGGCCGCTCTTTTCATTCCAGTTGATTCCCTTCTCCTAAAACTTCCAACTGTCGAAATGCCCGTAACCCTCTGAAGCGATCTGAGGGCAATGAGAATGCTGACCAGTCTTCCCGCTGTATGCCTCTATATCTTCGATCTTCACAATCAACTCTCCTGCGCACACCGGACAGTGGCCGAGGGTCAAAAGAATCTCCGGCTTTAGTTTGCGAATCTGATCTCCGAACTTGCGGGCGATCTCGACAGGGGCAACCCAAAGTTGACCATCTTTGACCGCGACCTCTCCCCTACTTTGGAAGATTAAAGATAGTAGTTTTTCGACTTCGTTTTCTTGTTTCATGTCGTTTCACCTGGGCGAATTGTCTCTCTAATTATCGCTCTAATTATCCGCGCGTAACATATACATACTTTTTTTCTGGCATAGTATGAGCTTGGCTTTTATACGCATATATTTAAGCCCCTTTTTGCCCCATACTACGCCAAGTGGTAAAGCATACGCGCGCATGCGCGCGCGCGCGCGCGTATGCTCTGCCGCGTGGCGGAGTATGATAAAAAACAGGGCTTAACTCGTTTGTTCTCAGATAGATTTCCATAGTACGCCAAAGAAAAAGTATGTAGATAATACAGTTTGATAACACTTGCATTTTCAACGCTTTGTAGAATGGCCCATGCTACGCCACAGGTGTTGTCCCGTTGGGGTGAAACCCATTCTTTGAGGCATCCGGTAGGCGCCAGTAGTAAACCGCCCCTGCGCCATAGCCGTCACGCCTCCAAAGTATTCCCAGATCAGACCTTGCGCGGTCTAAGGTGCGTCCTGAAACTCCAACGGCCTTAGCCTCGGCTTTAATATCATCCGCGAGACGTTCACCATCTTCGAGGGCGTCTTTGAGAAGATCGCATGCTTTCCGTCTGCCTGCTTTTTCGTCGTCCGTCGCCATCCCTGACAAGATTCGGCTGCCCGTTAAATCGGAAAGGCCCGTCCATTTGAACCGGGCGCCGGTAGGCGACATTTGATCCTTCTCGATCACATATCCAATGGCATCAGAAAGCGGGCCGAATTGATTCTTGTTTTGGGTCAGGGCTTTTTTGTTCGGGTCATCCGGGTCAGAGCCACAGAGCAAAACTGATCTTGCTGAAGCTCTCCATTCAATCGAGTACAGGCCGGCCGCGCGAGGATCTCCAAAGCCTTTTGACTTCCCTACGTGGCGAACAAGAATAACCGCGCAGTTGAAATCTTCGGCAATCATCTTGAGTTGATTGGTCAAAGCCCGCGCGTCGGCGCCCTTGCTTGGATCTCCATGAACATAAGCAAAGATCGGATCGATAACGATCATTACAGGCTGTCGTCTTTGGGCCATCTGTCGAACAAGATCGACGCCTTTAGCATCGAACGTAAAAGGCTCAGCCACGGCAAACACTCGCGTCACATCTGCCCCAACAGACAGCAAGCGAGGCTTTAAAACTCTCCCTAAATCGTCTTCAGCCGAGAGCCATAAGATATTACCCGGAGAGGTCAGAGGCATGTCCGACAAGCCCTTGCCGTGGGTCACTGCCCCGCCAATGGCGCACAACATTGTCGACTTCCCTTCTCCCTCGATTCCTTCAACGATGGTCAGCGTCCCGCGAGGGATTCTGTTTTGCCACAGCCAGTCAATAGATTTGATCTCAACATCAGCCATGCAGACTTCTTCAATTGGCTTCGGGGCTGATGATTGTTGTTTCTGTTGTTGTTGATTGTTCTTGCTCGCTTGGCCGTGGTCGTGTTTCTTCGTTGGAGGAATCCATATAGGCAAGGCTTCGGCCATTCGGTATAGCGTCGTTTCATTCCCTCCGGCGTCAAGCCAATCGGACACATCACCTTTGTCGGGAAGATTCGGCAGCGAAAGAACGCGAACGCTTTTGGCCTTGCCGTGAAGGGACGATGCAATATCTTGGGCATGATCTTGTCCGGGCCTGACCTCACAACCATCGGAATGAAACATTGGTTGCCCGTTCGGATCTACGGATTGCGGGTCGTTGTCTTCGATTACAACGCAATCATGGTCGGCGAGAAAATCGGAAAACTCATCAAGCCACTTCCCCGCGCCCATCGGATTGCAAGTTGCTGTCAGACCAAGCGACCGCAATCTATCAACGTCTTTTTCTCCCTCCACAATCCAGACAATTGCGCCCGGTGTGGATGCCAGCAATTCAGGCAGGCGATACAGAACGCGCCGAACGCCTTGAAGTGACCAGACCCAATTCCCTGTCCCGTCCGGCGCTCGCTGTCTGAATTGCTTGCGTGGCTCATTGGGAAATTTGGCTGGATCTGTCAATCGCTTGCGAACGGCCTGGAAAAGCAGTGTCCCAGATTCGTCTTTGTAGTCGTAGACTTTATCAATGCTGTATGAGGGCTTGCCCGTTGATTGCTTGGCCTGTGGTTGTTTCGGCGGGAACAAATCAGCCTGGGTGATATTCAAAGCCGCGCAGATTGAATCAATGTGACATTTGGCATGGCAGTTGAGAACGATTCCGCCGTTTCTGCCGTGATCAATACTTAAACTTGGTGATTTGTCCTTGTGTGAGGGGCAATGACCTTTATAGCCGCTCCCGCCTTGATTTGGTTTTGCCCTTGTCGCTGTGAGGATAGTTTGTAAGGTTTGATCTATTGTTGTAGCCATAAAGCGACTTTCCGTTGTGAGGTATAGGCTAGGCTGGAAAAATCCAGCCTAGCCCGATCTGAAGCGAATACAGGGCGTTTAAAACGGCATCCATTTGTTGTCGCCGCCCGTTGACGGGGTAAAGCCGGGTGTTGCCTCTGGCGATAGCGTTTGCTTCTTCGGCTTCTTGTAGTTTCGGCGGGTGTAGTTCTCAGCTTTGAGCGCAGGAAGATTGGCGCCGGCGTCGTCTTTGTACGGCTCAATGTCTTGAATATTCACAAAGCGCGTATTGTGGACGATAGATCCCCAGGCCGAGACGCCTTTGAGTTTTGATAGGTCAAAGCGTTTCAACTCTTCTTCCGTGAAGTCTCGCCCGCGCCATCTCTCCAAAGCCGGCCGTAATGCGCTTTGCGGATCAAGCGACCAAGTAAATTTGCGTTCGACCTGAAACGGCTTGCCCTTACTGTCCCTCGATCCGTCTTCAGGGAAAGCCTGAAAGACCACCATGACTTTTTCGTAGAGCTTTGTTACGCCATCGTAGGTTTGCTCTTCGGGATCGGTCTTGAAGATGTCCACGCAGACAATCGGGTGTCGCCCTTCGGGGCATGGTTCAAGTGGAGCTTCCCAAGAAATAATCAATTCGTTGTCGTTTTCGTTTGCCATAATTTTGAAATCTCCTTTTTAGGTTTAAGGTTTTAGATTGTTGTGATTGTTTAAAGTTCTGACGGGAATGGTTGCGCTAGATTGGCCTTCAATTCGGCCACATGCGAATCAAGCGAGATTGATCTATCGCAAGTACCTGCTTTGTGAAGACAGCCTCCATTGGCCTGTTGAATCAAGGCAATGGCTTGCAAAACAAGCTCAGTCAGCAATGGGGCCATAGATGGAAGCATAGAAAGCTCCGGATCTTCAGCTTGGACATCTTGTGTGACTCCGAATGCGTAAAGCGTCCTGTTATCTTCAATGGATTCTGTTTTTTCTTCTATTGTGATTGTGAGCTTTGCCATGTGATTGATCCTCCTACGCTGTTAAAAGTCTCGTGACTGTCTGTTGAAGATTGGCGATGTCTGCGACTGATTGACTGACAGATATTCCACCTGTGGCCATTGCGAGCTTGCGTAAAAACTCGCGGCCAGGGCTGCTTTCTGGTCCAACAAATATGCAGTCTATTTTCGATTTGAATTGACTGGCCAGTTTTAAAGCCTTGTCTTCGTCGTCTGGCTCTCCGTCTGAGATAAGAATCAATTTGATAGAAGTTCCATCAGCCGGCTTGACGAATCGCAAGACTCCGGCCATGTCAGTCCCGCCACATGGGCTTGTTGGGATTCCTCCGGCGCAAAAGTTTTGATAACTATTCCAACTGATCACGCCGATCTTTCCGGGCAAATCGCTCTGAAGCCTAATCAATTGCTCGCAAGCCAGATCGTAGCGAGAGCGATTATTCTGGCAGTCGGTCATCACCATTGAGCCGGACGTGTCGACCATCACCAAAGCGTCAACAGATAAGAAAGTCTCGGCTATTGGTTTCTTTTCCCTTTGAGCCACGTCTTGAAGTGAGCCGTAGACAAGTTGGGTGTTAGACATGATCTGCCTCCTGTTCCTCTGAGGATTCGAGCCAGGAAATAATTTCGGTGATTGATTGACCCTTCCAATAGCGATCTGAAATTTCTTTAGCAAGACGGTCTGGAATGTGAACTTCTTTGGTCGTTGCCTTCCGTCCTATTGCACGCTCAAAGCCTGCCGCTTCATATGACTCCCTAAAAGACAGGGGCGCAGTGCCGAGGGCGTACATAACAAGTGATTCCTCAGCGATGACGCCATAGTATTTGAGTGTTTCATTTCCGCTGATTGGCGGAAATGCGCTCCGCATCGCTTTGGCCAATTCTTTTCTAGTCATGCCCCTGCCCTTCTGAAGCCTTCAGCCACTTGGCAATATCTTCGATTGATAGGCCGTTCAAGTGTTTGATCTCGACGGCAACGGCTAAGGAGCGGGGAATCTCCAAAAGGTCGGCAAAGATCGTCGGCTCATCTGAATCAACATAAAAACCTCCCGCTGCTTCAAACTCGCTTTCGGCTTTGTAAAAATCGCCGTTGAGCTTTCCTACTAACGCTGCGCCAAGTCCGCAGACTCGACACAATGCGCCTATGCCTGTTGTGACGTAATAAGCGCGACTCTCCATTACGCCCGGAGTGTTTTTTCCCTTCAACATTGCGTCTGCTAGTTCGTGTCTGGTCATGATTTTCTCCTTTCTAAACCCAAAGAATTTGAAAAGTGTCCGCTCCGGTTGGCCACTGACTGACCATCGTCTTGCCGTCTCTGTTCGTGATGTCGTCCCACTTCAAAATCTCAGAGACGACAAAACGCATAAGCCGGACAGTTCCCTTTGCCGTGATCTCGCCGCAGCGGAGAGGGGCGCGGTAGCCAACCTGATAGCGTGGCGTAACTCTGGATTGTTCTTGATAGCCTTGCCGCTCGAAATACAACCCGGCGTCATAGCGCCTCTTCTGTTCGGGATCGTTGAGAACTTTGTAGGCGCTGTTGATTTTGATAAACATCTCTTGCGCATCAGGCTCTTTGCATACGTCGGGATGCCATTGCAGGGAGAGACGCCTGTAGGCTTTTTTGATCTCTTCCTGTGAAGCCTTTTCAAAAATACACAGGACTTGATAAAGGGTCTGAATACCATTTAACGGCTGGCCTAATTCCCTCTTCTCGAAGAATGACAGCAAGACCTCTTCGGGAAATTCGCTTGCCCATTGACCGTTGACTGAGCCATAAGCGGATTTGGTTTTACCTCTGTCTTTCGTTGCGCCCAGGTATTCAAGCAAGAATGTCTTCTCTGTGATCTCTAGCGCCTGTGGCTTCTCGATTGGCAAATCGAGAGGGTAGCCGGTGTGCAGTCGGATAACATTGATAGCCATGCCGATCTCATCAGGAGAGACAAGCCAGACTTTTTGCGTCTTGTGCCATGTGCGCTCCGATTCGGGGATGGCGTCTTTCAATTTCTTGAGTAATGCCGCGTCATAGCCAAATCTGATGGCGTAATCAGCGCCGGCGACAGAGATGGATACTTGCGTTGTGAATTGCTTGCCTGACCGTCTGTTTTCGATGTCGTATTGCTCTCGCTTTTGAGCAATGAGTTTTGCGAAGTCAACCATCTTGCCCCTCCTTTTCTCCGCGAGCTTTAGTGAGGGCCTTGCGGAGTAAATCAATCGCTTCAGCGCGTTGAGCCTTGCCTGTTGTATTCGGATGAGAGTTCCCGATGTATTCAAGACCGTTCAATGCGGCCTCGCACGCCGTAAACATCTCTGAAGCCGCTTCCATCTTTCGATATTCAGCCGTTGGTTTATGCGAGACGATGAATTGACTGGCCTTCTCCTGAAGCATCAAGACAAGCAATTGACAGAATGTGCCTCCGGGGAGAGATTGAAGAGCTATAAAGACTCTCTCGGCGTCTTCTTTGAAGCCTTCTCGCGTTTCTATCAAATCTTCCTCTGTAATCGAATAAGGAAAACATCCGTTGATAGTGATATAGACTCGCTCCGGTTCTTGTTCTTTCGTGTGAGGCTGCGCGCCTCTGACTGTGATGTGTTTAGCCATTATTTGACCACCTCCCCATCGTTGTTGATTTCTCCGGGTAACCATCCACCAACGGCGTTGTATCTGGCATGAAGCTCATCCCAGATGTCGGGCCAGGCATGTTTCAGCTTTGCAATATTGCTTGAATCGGCCTTGCGCATTGCGGCCATAATCAGAGCCTTGAATGTCGGGTCGTTCTCGATCAGTTTCGCTGAGCGCATGTAATCGTATCTAGCCATTGATCACACTCCCTTCTACAACTTGGTTGTAAGTTTTGAGCCAGTGAGTGAAGGCTTTCAAAGCATCTTCGACTTGCGGCAGAGACAAGTCTTTGAGCGATTGAGGGCCGCCAGGGAGACGGCTTTTCATCATCTCGCTATCAACGCCCTTCGCGGCCAGTTCTCCACAGACATTGAACAGTTCAAGGCGCCGCTCAAGATTGGCGATGAAGTATCGCGCTTCTCCTTCGTCCAGGTCTTTTCGGGAAGCCACGCCAGCCGGAAGCCATGACTTGATGATGTCATCGGTCATGCCTTTCAGTTTATGATCAGCGCAGTAATTGAGGATTTGCATGGCCAAAGCTCGCCCGCATTTCCAATGGTCCAGACCTGAAGATCTGTGAGACAGGCTCAGGGCTTCAGCTTCAGTCATTACGGCTTCTTGGTCTGGAAACGGCAGAGGGCGGGCGTTTGGAATGTCGGCCACTTCCGATTCATCGACTTCGCCTAAACCGCAGGTCATCAGGATTGCTCGGCGTATGGCCTGGGTCGCAGCTTTCTTGACGGCGTTCTCATAGGATTGCCCCATCAATCCTTTGACGTGAGCCACGCTCAGGTTAATTCCGGTGCGCCCCTCTTCTGTGCGGACATGGGCGACAATGGTATAGACGCCGTTTTCTTCGCTGTGTTCAAGTCTCTCAATCGAAATGCCGCGATTGACTGTTAATTGTGCGGCGGCTTCCTTGTTCGGATAAAGAGTGATTTTCTTTTGGCCTTTCTTATCCGTCGTCTCTAAAAAGTCAAAAGGCTTTGAGGCTGGATCAAGACCAACGCGTTCGCAGCGCTGGACGTAATAAGCAATCTGTTCTTCCGGCGTGAGTCCAGACAGATCACCCTTGAAAAGAATCTTTTTCAAAAGTTCTGTGTTTGCTGGTTGCTTCTGTAACGCTTGTGACTGACTCATTTTTGAAATCTCCTTTCTGATTGGCTAAAATATTGGTGATTGGTTTTCGTTATTTGGTGTTGAAGGCTTCGGTGAGCAATCGCCGGAGCCTTTTTGTTTTCTCCCGAATCAAATTCGCGGTGATCTTTTGCCATGTACTTTTTCGAGGGATGCGAGGGAGAATGCGCGTTCTATAGGAGTCGCATTTGATCTGATTGCCGCCTAACGTGGCGATCCGGTGTGTTGATAGGTCTACTGTCGGGGCGTTTGATATGTCGTAATAGTTCATGGGTGTGTCTCCGGTGAGTTGAGATTGTTGATTGATTGGCCGTGATCGTTGAGTGATCACGGCCAAGGATTCCACTTCAGGTTGCTTGCGCTTCTTCTTTGGCCAACTGTTGGATTGTTTCTTCGCTTGGAGCGGCCTTCTTCGCGGCTTCGATGAACAAACAGACCTCATTCAAATGGCCTAAATACTCGCGCTGTTTAGGCTTCGACAAAGCCTTGAACATTTGATCAACAGCTTGTTCCGCGTTCTCCGCTGCTTCTTTCGTAAAGTCCATGATTTATTCCCTTCTGTTGTTGATTGAATAATCCTTGCGCCCCGCTTACCTCCCTCTCCGATGGACGCAAGACCGGAGAGGGAGAGCTTTTATTGATAGAGTTTGCCCAGGATGGCGATTGCGAGAATTACCGTGCCGATAATCGCCAGAGCTTTCCAGAAACCTTCTTGTTTCCTTGCCTGCGCATAATTCTCAATTGATCGCTCAAGCTCTTCTATTTCGTTTTTCATGCTTTCTCCTTTCTATTGTTATTTAGGCGCGCCTTTGAAATCGCAGGCGGCAAACTCGGCCGAAGCGACGGCCCCAGGTCGAAAGGCTTTCAACTTCTTCGCGCCTATCAATCGCCTGGGCCTTCTGAAGTTTGATCAAGAGTCTTTCGCGGCGCTTTCGCTCTTTGCGATCACGGCGGATTCTGAATGCTTCCCAATTGGTCATGCCTTCTCCTTCCTGATCGTCAGTTCTCCGGGCTTCTGGCCAAGCGCATGGCGCGCTCTGTTTTGCGCCCAATCTCTAAAATCTTCGGCGTCCGGGATGTTTCGGCGCTTTGCGTTGGCGATATATCCAAGCTCGCTGCGAAGTCGCTCGACTTCCATTTCGAGCGTGACTATCCGGTGATTCTTTTCGTTGATCATTTCGTTTTTGATATTTATCGCCTGCTCCAATCTCTCTTCAGTCATCATTGAGAAATCCTCCATCCTATGAAAACCACTATCGCCCATATGAGCGCGCCTATGACTGTACTGATAGCGATTGCTCGCCAGACTTTGAAATCATTGGTCATTTGTAGCGACCTCTCTTTTCTCTCCTAAAATCTCCAAAGCGTAGTTAGGGCCGATAGATGTAATCCAAAGCAGATTGCCGTCTTTGTCATGGGTAAATCGCCAGTTCTCAGGATTGCCGTAAAAGGCCAGGGCTTTGCGAAGTCTCGCTTGTTCTTTGACCGCAGTTCTTACCAGCGCGTCATGCTTCACGCATTCAATTCCGTCGCATTCAGTGATGATCTCGCGCAGGCGTTCGATTTCTTTTTCGGCCTTCTCTGCGCGTTCGACAGCTTCAGTGATTTTGGCGTTGGCGTTGTCCCATTTATCTATCGTGTCTGACATCTTATTGAGAATCTTTCGGCGTTTGGCTCTACTGAATTGATCGCTCATTTGTACCGGCCTCCATTGATGATTGTTTTCATGGTGTCTTGAATCGCTCTCCGTCTTCGGCGTCTCTCTGATAACAAATCAATCACGGCCATCTCTTGATGGGCCTTGCTCTCTTCGGCCTCTCTGACTTTGCGTTCCATCCATCGTTGTACGGCATTGAAGGAAAAGACCACGCGACCACCTAACTTGATTCGCGGGATGTCTCTTGTCCCACACTCGCCATTGCGGATTGTTTTGGCTTTCAGACCGATCAATTCAGCGACCTCGGCAAACGATAGAAAGCGGTCAGGCTGTTTAGAGGGCATCGCTATTGCTCCTGTGCTGTTTTTTGCTTCTCCACGCCGCACCAATCCTTCACGGTATTAAAGGCAATCCCAGCTACAACGGTTGTGTAACTGACATGGGTGTACATCGTGTAAGTGATTTGGCCTCGGTCCTTGCTGTTGATATATGTGATTCTGATCAGACCTTTGCGCCCGCATTTAGGGCAAACTTGAATCATTTTTGATTTTCGCTGATTGGTGTAATCGGGCATGACTATTGCTCCTTTCTCGTTATTACTTGATAGAGCCGGAGGGCGTGCTTTGAGAGTTGATCCAAGTACCATCGAATAAATCTCCGCATAGACACGTCTCCATATGCGTCCGTAAGTCGCTAAGTGGGGGAGCGGCTTGTGGGCGCGGTAATTACTGGCTAGTTGACTTCGGCTTTGGTCTTGCGATTGCCGTTTTTAGCAACCGTAGTGTGGGATTGAGACGTATGCGTTTTCATCGGCGGGGAATGGGCATAACGTTCTTTGAGAATTGCGGTCAATTGTTTAGCAAGGCTTCGAGATTGATTGGCAGCCTCTGCCTCTAGTTGCTGGCGCAGGGCCAGGGGGATTCGCACTGAAAACTTACTGTAGTTCATTATCACCTCCGAGGAGGCATTATGCACCACAGTGGTGCAAAGTCAATACAATTTTTGTATCGAGGCGAATCAAGTTCTATGTCTCTCCAATGCAATAAATACTAGATGCAATCCTAAAACAACTTTGGTATTCAATCGCTGACAATGACCATTCCCCAGAAGGAATTGGGCATGGCGTCGTGGGAAACGCGGGTATTGAAACAGACAATAAACTAAGGAGCGTACACTATGAACGTCTTGCCCTTTTTTAGAATAGGGAGAGACAACCCTGTGCAAAAAACTAAAGAAGATCGCAACGAAGAAACGAAACCCAGATCAATTCACCTCCCCGCATGGCTTTGGGATGCGCTAGACAGAGACGCCAAGCGTTGCAAACGATCCGCGACGAAGCAGCTTGAAGCGTTCCTGACGCTCTGTTTCGATCCTGACGCCGATATGGAAATCGACAAAGCCGACATCTCTACGGCTCATCAAGTCGCGTCTCACAAGCGGCTGAAAGCCGGATAACTTCCTCTGCCCCATCGGAGACTCCCATGAAACCATTCAGGCGGGTTATACCCGCTATTGTTGTTGCGCTGGTAATCGCTTCCCTGCCGGCGCAAGCTGATAGACAGACTATCCCATGCCCCACGTCAGAGCCGATTGTTTACCCAATGTCCGCCGATCTCCGGCCGAAGATTATTCACCGGGAGAAGGCTGCTTATACTTGCAAGGCGAAAGAAGAGAAGATCGAAGGGCGGGTAATTTTACAGGTAGTGTTTAACAAAAACGGTAGGGTTACAGACATCATTCCGATAAAAGAATTGCCCCACGGACTGACTGAGCAAGCGATAGGAACGGCATATCTGATCAAGTTTACTCCGGCAATGAAAGACGGAAAGCCGGTCAGCGTTCGCGGATCTCTTGAATACGTTTTCGATCTTTATTGATTCCACTCCCCACGATAGCCCGGCCGGGCATTTTCCCATTCATGCCTCTGTTATGAGACATGACGGGGGCATGAACCCGGCCGGGGCCAGTCAAAAAATCAAAGGACAATTCCCTTCTTGCGGGCGGCTTCTGCGACCTTCTGCCGAATGACTTCTTCGCAGTTCGGATCGGATTCCAATTGGGCTAAAAGTTTCTTCCCGAAATGAATCAAGTATTTTCTCTCAGAACGTGTGGAAGCTCTGGACGGACGAAACCATGCTTCGATTCCGCCTTTTGCGTTTGGCTCGAAGTGGATCTTGTCCATATCGGGCAAACTCAACCCGCCTACGGAACCCTTTTTGCGCGGTTTTGCTAGAACTTTTGGGTTCTGTCCTTTGTTCTGTTTGACCGGAACTATCAAAGGCGCCGAGGGTATAGGGGCGGAAAGTCTAGTCACAGAGGGCGAAGAAACCGGCATCACGGATCGGGCGCCTTCGACATACCGAAATTGAGACTCTTGAAGAGAGTTCAAGTTGGCCACATAGTTCTTTGCGCTGAAGCCTCGATTGTTAAAGACAAGTCGAACGCCTAACCATAGACCGTCCCACATGCCCCTGAACCGGGCGCCGAAGAGCGCGAACGGAGAAGCCAGGGCAGAGGCCAGCCGGGAAACAATCTGATCTTCCTGTGCTGTCTCGGCTCTTAATTTGAGCATCCGGGCCGCTACAACCGGATCGGCATCCCGAATTGCGGGAATCAACAGCAATCCGATTGCAAAGTGAATGACGAAGGCCCAACGATTCCAGATCAAGAGATATTCAGGTGGGGCCACGTCGCCAATTACGCAAACCAAATAAGCGGCATTGGCGATCATCGTGGCTTTGATTGTGTATTTGCCTAAGCTGGCTAAAGCCCGTTGCGTTCCACCTTTGAATGTCGTTCGCAATCCCTGTTCAAGGGTATAAAGCGATCCTTCGACAATGGCGAACGTGGCAAGCCCAAGCCCTATGGCTAATAATTGGCCATAGAGTTTGTCGCCGGCCAAAACGGTCAGCCTGTTTTCATGACTAAAGCCGTTGACATAGGCGGTTGCAATTGCGCTAACAGTGGCCACGGTCCAAGTGATGAGCTTCAGGCGCCCATCAACTGATTTGTAGTTTTCACTGTTTGCTAGATTTTCGTAAGCTGATTGAAATTTATTCTTCATACTTTGTTTTCCCACTCCCAAAGGTTGAAGTTGATGTTGATGTGAATTGAAACTGCAAGAAAGTACCACAGCCATGAAGATTCAAAAAGTCTGGCGCAAAGACCTGGGCGAATGGCGTTACAAAATTGACGTGACTGTAAACGGCCAGCGATTCAGGCGGGCTGACTTTGAAAAGAAATCAGATGCCAAAGACGCTATATCGGCATTGAGACTGAAAGCCAGGTCCGAACGCTATGGGCTTATTTCACCAAAGCCAAAGATCACACTCCGGGCATTGAAAAACAGTTTAGTGAAAGATCGAAAAGACATTCGGATCTTCACAGAGTTTATCGGACTGGCCGGCTCGGAGACTCTATTGACGGATCTCAACCGAGGTGACTGGAAGAAATATGTTGACTGTCTTCGGGCAAGAAAATGCAAACCAGGGACAATCAATCGCTATATGGCCGAAGTATCAAGCATCTTGTCTTCGGCTTCAGAAAGATTCCCAGATCTGGACGAATGGCGTTGTCCTAAAATTCCGTGGCTGACTTGGCCACAAGGGAGACAGCGAGTTTTATCAAGGGAAGAGATTTCAAAAATCCTGTTTGCTCTCAGAGCCGAGCGCCAACACTACGAACAGTATTTCTCAGTCAAAAACAGAGCCGAGGTCTTAGACCTATTTCGGCTCATGCTTCTCACGGGCGCAAGGGAGGGGGAGATTTTAAATCTCAGACAAGACCAAATCTCATGGGACTGGCGAACGGTCAGGATTGAATCCCGAAAGGGCGGCGGGTCTGTTCGCGTTGTCCCGCTGTCCGATTCGGCTCTTGAAATCTTGCGATCTCGTAATCATGGGCCAAGATTCTTTTCGATCAATAGGGATAAGCTCTATAGAGTCTTGAATCGAACGGGCGAAAGCTCCGGCGTGGCTTATGGCGACAACATAGACAATGGTTGGGTGATTTACGATCTCCGGCATGTTGCGGCCACAGTCATGGAGAATGCCGGCATCCCATATAGCGCCGTCTCGGCAATTCTCGGCCACAAACGAAAAGACCAAACGGCCACTTATGCCCATGCTCAGTTGGACACGCTTAGGCGAGCGGTTGAAGTTCTCGAAACCCATTGTCGAGAGATTGACGGGTTCTTTTCTGAAAAGCGGGCAAAATCAGGGCAGGGAGAGACAATGCTGCAGCAAGCATCCGGCTAGAAGTCTTGTAATATCAATAGTTTTGTCTGCGCGGAGCCGGTTTAGATAAGCCCGCCAAATCCTGACCGATAATCCGGTTTAAATCCTGTAAACCGCCAAATAGCTAGATTTATAAGCGGGCCTGAAAGTTTTAGCGTCGAGATTTTGCCCATAAACGGCCTACATTGGTCTTGAAATCGTCAACCCTTATCAGGGTATAGGTAGGGCTGAAATCGTGGCTCAGGCATTAAGCAGACTTAAAAGCGGCGGGGTGTAGAAGAGAGCGGGAGAATAAAAATAGGGCCGAGAGATCCGGCCCTTATCGGTAGGAAGATCATGGCCAGAAATCAGGTCAGGCGCTTAGGCGTTGCTACGCTCCCTATACACAGTGGTACAGCGCGGCTCAAAACTTCTTTTGGATCGAGTTTCTGACCTCTCGGCTTGCGCCGTCTCCGATCCTGATTGAGCGTTGCCATATCGTGATGTATGTCCCACAACAAGTGTCTCAGATTTTTGAGTTGATTGCGCTCAAAGCGCCCACTCTTTTCAACTGCTGTAATAGCCTCTTTAGTCATCCGATCTAAGAGGCGAATACTTTCGCGCAATTCTCGTAGCACGTCGAGCTTTTGTATTTTTGTCATCGGTGAAAGCCTTTCTTGTTTCCGACTCCGACGATTCGCCCAGGCTGGACAGCGCCTTGCATTTCGGCTTGCGCTTGTAACTGCGCGCTGATTTCATCTTTGATGTTGTCTTTTCGTTTGGCTTTGCGATCTTTCAAAAGCCGTTCGAGGGTCATCATGTCGTCAAGGCCAAGATCATACTCTTCATCATTGATCATTGTCAGAATCCACTTGTCGGCCTCCTCGGCTTTCGCAAGGCTGGCGATATTGCCCAGGCTAATCGCGGCGTCTCCGTTGCAGATCGGCACAAGGCCGAGAGAGAAGGTGATAAATTCAAAGTCGAAAAGCTCAGCCGGCAAAAGCTCAGCGTCAGTGACTATCATTTCGGGCTTATTGTTCTCGCTCATTTTTCTTCAGTCTCCTTTTCTCGGCTAAAAATTACTGTCACGAATGGCGGGCAAATGATTTTATCGGTTAGCCACCAACCATTGTTTAGTAAGTCTCGCATCCCCGCATCATTGGCGCGGGCAACATCTCGATGCAATTCAAAAGTTTTGACATCAAACTCAAGATTGGGCCTGTTGAATCCGCGTCTAAATCCCTCTTCGACTCCGATGCTATGAAAGGCATTTTCGATCTTTGCGCCCATTTCACTTTTGCTCATTTTTCTTTAGTCTCCTTTTCTTCGATTTCAATTGCGTTTCTGTTTGTCCCGCTCTCTCTCGATAGCAGGCTTGCATGACTTCAATCGTTCGCCTGATTTGTTGTTCTCTCCCGACAGTGAGAAGGCTGACAAGATTGGTTGAAATACCAAATCGCTTTGCTATCAAGTCTCGAATCTCTACAAAGACTTGATCGGTTGATTGCGTTGACCATTTGTCTACACGCTTTCCATATTCGGGATTGTTTGCAAGCCAATCCTGCAACATATTCCAACGGCCATCAGGCGTTAGAGCTTCGAGGTCAGGGAAGAGTGATGTAAGGTCGATGTTCATGATTTGCCCTCCTTCGTGCTGAGAACTTTGCTTAACACCTCAGCACTAAAATCACAGAACAACCCCCAAAGCATCATGCTCCAATGAATGTTTGGAACGTTCGACATCCACAGCGAAGCCATTACAGTCGTGAAAATCATCCTGTTCATTCTTCGCCCTCCTGACTCTCTTTGATAAGTTTTTGAAGCTCAGCCGTCCACGAAGCCGCATGAGGCAATGCCGCAACTTGCTCCCCGCCTGGAAGCCCTTTCACAAATTCAAGAACTTGCTCTGTCTCCATAGAGCCGAGCAAATCAATGTAGCCATCAATCGAATAGTCCGGCGCCTGTTCGTTAATCGCATCGGCGTAGTTGACCAATTGCTGAAACGCCACTTGGACCGGGACATTGCGCTGACAGTTCTGAATCAGTCTTGTGAGGGCGTGTTGTTCGGGCGTGATGGCTGCTTGATTCTCAGATCCTTGTGCATTTGCCACAGGATCCTGAATCGCGCTAGCCCCTTGCCCTTCGGGTAGAGTAGGTAACGCTGGCCTAGATTCTTGCGGGTTTGCGCCTTGCGTATTCGCCAAAGGCGGAACCGCTTGCGCTCCCATCTCCGCTTGCCCATTGTTTTGTCTCCCTGGAAACAGGCCACTAAAGCCGTTGAAGATTCGATCTATCGCTACTTGCACGATCTGTGCGGCCTGTCCTGATTTCACGGCGTCTCTTACTACATCCGCGTACCACGGCTCATTGTCTTTTCCATCTGAGCCGCCGAATCGTTTGATCACAGATCCCACAACCGTTTCGATCACTTCAGGCTGTTTCAAAATCGCGCTCGATAGAATCTCTTCTTCGCTGCGCTGTTGTTGCTGTGGTTGCTCAGGGGCAAAGCCGTAAGCCTCGCGCATCAACTTGGCCATCTCAAGTTGTTCTTTCAAAGCCTCGCGCTGAGTTTTCATGATGTCCTTGATCGACATCGGTACTTGCTGCGCTTGGCCGTCGCCGTTGGCCGATTGATAAACCACTTGCGGGGAAGTGGGATCATTCGGATTGACGTGTTGAATGTTTGGCGTTGTAGGGCCAAGTCGTTTTTCCCATGACGCGACAACCTTACTGCCAGGACTCTTTCCGGGCATGTACATTCGCAACGTAAACCAATATGTTCCCGCTCCCCACTTGCGAGCAACATCAAGATAATCTTCATTCACGATCTGTTCTTTAGTGCAGATGTACCTTGTCAGAAATTCTTTGTCGGCCCATGAGCCTCCCTCCGATGACTCGCTATGCAAATATCGCTCGATGGAAAGCCTTAACTGAGCGGCTGGCGCGATGTTGTGTTGCGCAAGAAGCTCTCGCAATTTTGTATGTTCATCTTTTACTTTTCGACGTGGCCTGTTTTCAATAGAGTCCCCGTCAAGCCCCTCCTCATCTTCTTCGGGCGCTTCTTCAACGGGGTGTAGTTCAACCCACTCAGTTTTGTGTTTAACTTCTCTGACCTTGATTTGATCGTTTTCGTCAGGCGGCAGTAGTTCGACTTCGACAGGCTGTTTCTTCGGTTTTCCTCGCGGCATTTGGCTCCTTCCCACGTAGAGCGAAAAATATTTTTCGCTGAGTTTGGTGTCAAGAATCAACTGATAATTAAGTTGATGAGATGTATAGCTAATCTCGAGTCAACCTAACGAACGTAAAGCATATACGCCTTAAACCTAACAAATGTCAACCTTTAGGGGCTTGACACCTAAGGTTCTTCCGTGGTTTCTTGCGCCCGATGTTGGCTGTTTGGTCATCGCAGAGGTCAAGTTATGACGGTTCGAGGCGCGGCTTTTCCCACGACCAGCGGTCAACATCTCGCTGTCAAAATCGCCGCGCCTCCCGTCTCCCATTCAATCGAGTATAGACCCCTAATCGACGGAGACGCGGGAACGTTTCAAACCTTAGACGCGATGGTCGACGCCGTGCTTGGTCGCATTGGGCCTGACTATTCCGGCTTCAATGATCCATTCAATATCAAAGCCGCTCAGCAGATTGTTTCTTCAGCGTCCAGCCAGGATGAAAGGGCGCAAATAACCGCTCTGTTCAATTGGGTGATTGCGAACATCGCCTACGAACCGCACCCAATCAATCAACAGACATTACAAGATGCCAGACGGACACTTGAGTTAAAGAGAGGCGATTGCGTTTCGCTCAGCGTCCTACTCGCAACATTACTTGCTTCACTTTTTTACGAACCGCGTTTTGTGGCTCAGTGGCCAAACGGAGAAGAGGCGTCCCACGTTTATGTTGAAGTTTTGTTATCTAACGGTGAATGGCTCGCCTTAGACGCTGTAGCCAAAGACGAGCCAATTGGATGGCGTCAACCGAAACTAGACGGCGGCTTTGAGTACGCCCAGGAGATTTTGTAATGGATGACTACTTTGAATTTTGGGGATTGCCTTATACCTACGGGATTGTCCCCGTTGACGAATCGCCATCGAGACAGCCGACATCAAGCGCGCCGTCTTATGAGACGCCCTATTGGATAGACACCATCAATCGAGGGATTGAGCGGGCCGCGCAAGTGGCTACTGTCGCAGTCGGCGGCTATCCGTCGTATCCAAGCTATCCAGCGCCTACGCCGCAACCAACTCCCATGCCTATGCCTGCACCGGCGCCGGGAGTTCAACCGCAATCACCGGGGAGCGGGATTCAACTTTCACAAACAACGCTGATGCTCTTAGTTGGGGGCGTGTTGTTGTTCATGCTCGGCAAGAGGGGGCGATGACGTGTGGCGACTTATTTTGACAAGCGAGAGGGAAGGGAAAAGGCCGTGCCCGATTGCTCGAAACACGGCTTGCAATGGAATCCCAATTCGCAACGTTGCGAACGGCCAATGTTTTCAGGGCTTCTGACGCTTGGCTTTGTCGGCTTATTGATCTGGCTTTTTAGGAAATAGTCATGGGAATGGAGCAAGGCGGCTACATAGAGGGGGACGAACAGGGCACGTATGGTTACGGCGGCGGGGGAGACTTCAATCTCAGCATGGGCGGGGGCGGTGATAGTTTTGCCATTGATTACGCGGCGGATTATGGCGGGGCATATAACTTCACAGGCGATTACAGCGGAGTTGGCACAGGCGCGGAGTATGGCGATTCAGGCTATCAACCGGGCGGCGATCTCTATGGAGCGTACGTTGATTACTACACAGAATCGGGCTTTGATCTCACAACGGCGATGGAACTGGCCGCACAGGACGCGGCAGCGGGATCGGTCGAGATTGCAACAAGCGAAAGAGGGCTACTACCTGACGCCTTAGGGCCGGAGACTTACTATGGTCTGCCATATATTCCCGATTCGTTCCTGACGCCTTACACGCCGATCTTTCCCGATCTTCCCGCGCCGCTTCCACCAATCGTTACGCCGATTATTCCGTTTACAGTTCCCGCGCCTCCGCAAGTTCCATTGCCGCAGACGCCCGGTACAGGGCCGATTCCGATTGCTCCGGGCCTGCCTCCGGCATGCCCCACTGGTCAATATCACCCTTATCCAATCGGGCATCCACAGCAAAACGTCTGCATCCCGTTTCCGTCTGCTCAAACAGGGTCAAGACCGCAGCAACAACAACGACCGTCAGGATCGAGTGGAGGGGCATCATCAACGCCAAAGCCGCCACAACAGCAGCAACAAGGGCAATGCCCCACGGGTTACTGCAAACACCCAACGGGGCAGTGCATGCCGATCCCGCAAGGATACTTTCGACACCCGACGACACAAGTTTGCTCGCCACGTTGCACGACGCCGGGGACTGTCTTTGACCAATCAAGGGGGCAATGCGTTCCGGTCGCTCAGGCCGTCAACCCTTTGCCCGGATCGCAAGCACATGGGACTGAATTACCCGAAGGCGCTGAAGGCTTGCTTGATGAATTATCGAAACTGCCGTGGTGGGTATGGTTGGCTCTTGGAGGCTTGCTGCTATTGAGCCGGGATGGTGAGGACGGCAAGAAAACGACAGTCACTTATAGGAGGGCGCGTTAATGGGCTGCTGTGTCGGCTGTCAATCGGGGATGGGTTGTTGCGATGACTATAGCCTTGCTGGTCTGTATGGCTTGAGCGGCTTGAATGGCCTGATGGGCGAACTAGCGACAGGCTCACGCGTCAGGGTGGGCTTGGAGTTTGAATTTAGTCATGCGTATGACCCTGACGAAACAGAGGCGATGGGCGCCGGACCTATTCAAAATCTGTTTTATGACCAATTCGGCCCACCGACATTCAAGGACACGCGCGTTACGGTTCAAATGCCGACGTTTTGGAGCGATGGTTATGTGACTGTCGAGGCTACAAGCATGACGCCATTGCCGTATGCCAGCGTCTTTGGGCAAATGGTCGAGAACGCCTTTAAGAGCTATCTGCCCCGTTACATCTGGGAGAAGACCCATGAGACGTTGGTTGACTACGCCCCGCCGACTCCTAACGCGCAACCCGCTGGGCCTCCGCAAATATGCGATTTGAGTCAATTAGGATTGCAAGAATACTTCGACTGTCAGCTAGGCCGTGGCAGATGGGCGAAGCAACAAACACAGAATCAAAATCAACCCGGTCAACCGTCGAAGTGCGCGGGGATGTCGCCCGGTGATTGGATTGCCTGCCAGCTGGGGATTACGCCGACTGCCGGCATAGCGGCGGGAGCAATTGGATCACTGGTTTTAGTCGGCGGGGTTCTAGCGCTTGTGGTGTTTTTGAAGCGATGAAGCTAACCGATCAAGAGCAAGTGATCTTGAAAGCGATTGGGAACGACGTAGCTGAAGTCTCCCGCGTGATCAAAGCCGTTGGCTATCCGAAGGCGACAGTAAAAAAAGTCTTGGTCGGGCTGAATGAAAAGGGAATCGTCGCCCTCCATCGCCACGATTGGCCGAAATCACTAGAGCGTGAGCAACGCAAGCTCATGGTCAAGATCGGGAGCAATTACTACAACGCGGTAAGTGTGATGAGAAGAAACCCTAAACAATCGAAAGGCAAGACGGCGCTGAAGAAAACAGGGCGAGCGCTAAAGGGCTTCGCTCGCGGGACGCTTCAGTCTGGCGCTGAAATTCTAGGAGCGGGAGCGATGGCATTGAATCCAACTCGAAAACGAAAGAAGGCGACGAAGAAGAAGCGAAACAAGACCGTTATCAAAGCTAAGCGTGTTGTCGTATTGAATCCGAAAAAGAAAAGGGTCAAGCGCAATGCTTCAAGAACTGTGTCTACCGCTAAGACTGCGAAACGTCGGGCCAGGTCTTCTAGTCAAAATAGTCGCAAGAAAGCAACGCCCCGTATTCGATCCGTGGCTAAGGCTCGCAAGGCTCCGGTTAAGAGAGCTTCTAAAAGAACGCTCAAGAAAAGCTCCGGGCTGTTGAAGAAGGGGCGCAAGCGAAACAACCCTTCGGCTGAATCAATCCGCAAAGAGTTTGCCGGATCTGTCAACGGCGAGCGTGACTTGTTTTTCCCGCAAGGGACGCCATCGGGGAAGCTCGCCAAGTTGGGCAAGCTCGTTTCGATCACAACAGAAGAGGGAACTATCAAACCTGTCTCCGGCTCGGCGTGGCTGTGCGCTGATACGAAAGAACGGCTTCATATCGGATCAACATCGAACGCGCCTTTGTTTAGCGGGCCTGCGCATAGTTTTGGGAAGGTTTCAAAAGTTGAATATGAAAGCTCAAAGCCGCACTTAGGGTATCGAGGACCGATCATTTGGTTTCACCACATGGGCGAAGGCGGGGGAAGTCGCCCTTCGCTATACGCAGATGGAAAGGGTGGTTTGAAATTCAAAGGGGGCAACTACCGATTAACGAAGAGAGGTATCGAGGGCTAGCCATGACGCTTCAGATATTCAATCGCGGCGGTCAGAAGTTCGGCGCTTTCTCTAAAGCTACCCAATGCTTGATTGCAAAAACTGCACAGCAAGCCGCGCACTTTGCCGGTTGTGTGATTGTGGTCTACCGCCAACGAAAAACCCTCTATTTGAGATTGGCGACATATTGCGCACAGATGACCTTGCGCCTCCAACATCATTTCATATTCAGTCAGCGTAATGCCGTATTGCCTACGGAGCCAAGAATTTTTGTACGCCCGGTGACCTCCTCTTTTATAAGACTCTCGTTTAAGTCTACGGCGTTGTTCACGGACATGAGGCAAGAGATTGCGAGTCGTGGTGCATGTTTTACATTGATTGGTCAATCCGGTTGGAGTTGTTTTGTTCGACCAAAACTCAGAGGCGTCTTTAATGGTTTTGCAGCTTTGACACCGCTGTTTGGTAATTTGAGGCTTTGGTGTACGCCCACGCCGGAGCACATTACTTCTATTAACAGCCCTTGCACATTCAATGCAAAAGCGCATCAGTCCATATTTACCTCTACGATCTTTCCAAAATTCAGTGACCGGCTTTTCCGACTTACATTTACTGCAAACTTTGGTAGATGGTATGGTGGGCTTAGTCATGCTGTTCGTACCTCAATTACGAATGATGTGATTAGGCTCGTTCGGGAGTTTGCCGCTCTCGTTCGAGCCGATCCCATTCTATCACGATTCAGCCGCAATCTTAACAACTTTACAGTTTTGTGCGTGTGCGCCGCTGCCGCCGCCCACATGAACACAATATCGAGCAGCGAGAAGGGGGAGGCTTTATGTCTCTCATAAGAAGGCGCGTAGTGAACCCGGCTCCGTCCGTGCTCGCTCTCGTCAACAAAACAAAGAGAGGTAAAACAATGGCTACTCGCAAAAGGAGACGTAGCACAAAGCGGCGCGCTGTACGGCGTACCCGCTCACGTAACCCGGTCAATCCGGTGAATCCGGCTCGCAGGCGGCGGCGCAGATCCAGACGGTCAACCGTTTATGCCCGTCGTCGCAATCCGATCAATCCCACTCGACGCCGCAGGCGCATTGGTCGCCGCAGGGCAAGGCGCAACCCGGTGACGGGCGTATTGGGTCGGGCCATTCCATTGGTCATCGGCTCGGCTGTGATTGGCGCAACCGCTCCATTCACGGCTCAAATCGTCGGGAGATTCGCGCCACAGTTGTTGGGGAATCCCATCGGCGTTGCGGCAACGACCTTTGGAACTGGATGGGCGTTGTCACTACTCGCCGGAGCTTTCGCGTTTACGCGCAAGTGGAAAGACGACGTGATGTTGGCCGGCGCCGTGTTGGCAGGCGGTCAACTGTTCACGGCGTATGTTGCCCCGATGATTCCTCGACTTGGTGGAGGGCAGGGGGGAAACGGAATGGGCCGGCGTTACAACCGCAACGGAATGATGTCCGGCATTGGTGTAATGACCTCTATCCCGCCAGGTATGGCGACTCTTCCAGCGCCGCAAGGTAATAACAACGGCATGCAAGGGATTGGCGTGATGACGGCGATCCCTCCGGGGATAGCGCGTTAGGGCGAAAATAAATCAAGCAGGAGAAGGAGAATAAATATGTATCCAATGTACGACCAGTCGCCGCAGTTCAATTTTACCGGCTCATCAATGCCCGGACTGCCGACTACGCTTAATCACATCAATCCGGGCTATTACGCTCAACTCGCGGGCTTTCTCTCGGAGAAATACGGCAGGCCGGAAAATGCGCGTCTCGCGTCAATCAACGGTGTTGAGCTTTACGACACGTTGAGAGTTGATACAGGCGCGCTACCTCTGCGCGAGTTCATCTTTTTTCAAACTCCGGTCGGTCAAAACCAAAACTTGCTGGTCGCTGGTACGGCCTATCAGAAACAAGAGATCGACGTCCATCCGTGGATCGTCCAGGGCGGACAATTGGCCCTCGGCTATGAGGCGTTGATTTGGAATGTTGGCGTACAGGTCCATATCGTGCAAGCGAATGACGCCACGCTGCAAGCGGCGGGCAATACGATCAACTTGACAGCCACGACAGGCACACTTGCCGCCGAAGTCGCCGCCGATCCTCAGAGAATGGGCAACTTGATGCGGGCCTTTCAAGAGGGCTTGTGGTTCGAGTTCTTCATCAATCAAACAGGCTTCGAGAACGGGCCGCTTTGGAGATTCCCGGCCGGTATCTACGGCATCAGCGGACAGAACGCGATTGCCGATACGACGACAGCGGGGGCTGATGGCCTCAGCGCGGACGGTTGGGCGAACAACGGCTTCGGCGTGGCTTATCAGTTCCCGGTGATGCGGCATCTGCCGAGTCAAACCAAATTCGGCATGCGGCTGAAGATTCAAAACTCGTTTACGACTCCGGCCGGCTTCTCGACTCGTATCGTTGTGACGCTCGGCGGAATCGGCATACAACCAATCACAGGCTGATTTCTGGCGTTCGGTTCTTCATCGCTACTTGTGGGGCGGGGCTTTTGCCTTGTCTCGCCCCACAGTTTTTTTTCAGGAGAGAGCATGAACCCGACTAAAAAAATAGGCCGATACTTATTGCCGATTGGATCTGTGGCCGTGATCGAAGAGAGAAACACGTCAGGCTGGCGCAGGCTCTTATTGTGGCGAAAACCGGGCTACAACGCGCTGCTCAACAATGGTGGAGTGATTCATTTCACTGAAGCCGAAAAAGCCGAATACGAAAAGGCTGTTGAATGGCATGTCGTGACTCTCGAATGGTATGGCGCGGCCAGAGGCATGGGGCTGAGGGGCTAAATATTTATCGCCGTCAAAAGACGACAGGCAGGAGAAGCCATGTTTTTTTTCACCAAGTATATTTACAAGATCCTCGATTTCTACCGAACGCATTTGATCTTCTACGACACGATTCCCATAGGCTTTACCGGGGTCGCAAGTGAACGACCGGCGCCGGTCTTTACCAACGAAGTGTCAGAGGACGTGTTGTATTTCGGCGGGCAATTGTCTTTCAGTGTGGCCGACGTGCTGGTTAGGATAAAGTCCATCAGTCCGCAATACGAATGGATGGTCAATGACGATCCCGCTCCACAGGATACGCCGGCTAATGCCGTGTTTGGCGTGTTCAGTCAAGCTCTCCCGCTTATTCCGTGGGTGTCTCCGTTCTTTCTAAAAAAGAATGGCCGTTTGCAATTGCAATGGACCAACAGCGCGGCGGCGGCGGTTACGGGCGGCTTCGTGACGCTGCATGGTCTTCGATTGACCAATCCGATTAATGGGTCCGGTTGGGATTACAGCGTGGGCTTGGTTTGATTATGAACAACAATCAAGCGACTAAAACTTGTCGGATAGACACAGGGGATTTTGTCGGCTCGGCTCTCACAGGGCCGGAATGGACGCCTTACGCGCAAAGAATAGCCGATCATTACCCTGTTCAACTTCTGTGGTATCTGACCAAGCAACAAACGCTTGTGGTCGCGGATCCTAGAAACCTTCAGGCGCCGGTAACGCAGACCATAAGGCCACAACTATACGACGTGTTGATTTTAGGGATGTCGGCGCTGATTGTCGGAGAAGCCCTGCTGGACAACGGCAATTACATCTATCTTCAGATCACGGATCTTGAAACGGGTATTCCGTGGGTCGCCCCGAACATGATTGGCTACGCCCCTGTCCCCGCGTTCGCCGGGATCAATGCCGATCCGTCAACCGGGACTTTCTTTCCGATGCCCGTTTTGAAACTGCCTGAAGCCTATTTTCTGCCGAAGGGGACAAGGCTCAAGCTCGATTGGTTTCCCATTCAGGAAACCGATGGCGATCCGGTGAATTTAAACGTTCGCCTCACAATGATCGGAGTGCAATTGATCAATCACGCTCCGGGCTTCAAAGCGCCGACTCACGTAACCATGCCTAATGGCGACACTATTCCTGTAGGGTCGAGATTGCCGTGGTTCGGCTGTGTGCCTTTCGGCCAGAGAGACATAATTCTAGGCCAAAGAATATTGCAGGACTTCTCATTGCAGGACGACGAACAGGCTTTACAGTTTTTGCCGCCACTCGAATGCAACCTTGAATTGCATGACGCTTACGCCAATTTTCTAGCTCAAACAGTCCGGCCCGCGGCTAAGGTCAATCTCAAACTTAAATTGAACGACATGCGGGACAACGGCGACTGGACGCCGGAGTTTTCTCCATCACCCGCAATATTCGGCAATGAGGAGCAAGTCTATCCCGCAAGACCTTTCGCCAAACCTCATCTAGTTAGAAAGGGCCACAGGCCGGCATTGGTGATGTTCAACAATAGCGGCGCCGGGGCATTGAATCGTGGGACTGTGACTTTCCGGGGCGTCCGTCTTTGTGAGTATTGATTATGCTTCAACTGCAACATATGCGTAGGATCGTCCAAGCCTGCTTTCCCGAAAACAATCAGGAGGCGAAGGAAATATGGAACGACATCAAACCCATTAAATTCGGGGCGACTCAGCCGTGGATTACCGATGCGGCCATTACGCTAGCGATATATCAAGTTCCCGAAGACGCGGCATATCTATTGATTTTACGGACTGAATGTTATGTCACTACGTTTGATCCAACGGCTGTTGGATTCGGGCAATTCTCTCCGCCTCCTGACGGCACGGCGTCATGGCAATACACTGATGTCGGGGTTGGCAATACTCAATATAGGATCACTCCGGTTATGGACATGAACATTCTTCTTGACTGCGAGGAGTTTCTATTCGCTAAGGGCGATCATCTAGTGACATTGGTTGCTTCAGTCACAGCCCCAGACGCCGTGGAGAGATTCATCAGAACGCTTGTTTACGGGTATCTGATCAGCGCTGAGATTGCGGGTAGGCTTGGTGGAGACGAAACGGTCTATTTCAGTTTTACTGTGTGAGCAATGCTGTCTTATGAGAGAAGGAAAACTTTCAGGGGAATCGGCGGGGGTGGCGCGCAAGCCGGGGCTGTTGTCTTCATCTCTGATTCATTTGTCAATTATGCCGCAAGGGTAAATACGCTAATTACGGCGCCCTTGAATATTCAAGACGGCGACGATCTGTTGATAATCTTTGAAGATGGGGCGTTGAATGCCGCGCCAGTTCCAACGCCTCCGGCTGGATTCAATATCGTGACGGGCTTTCCGCTCACGCGGGCTGATAGCAATGGCTTCACGGTTGATACTTATGCATGGCGTAAACCGGCATTGGCCGAAGCGGGAGATTATACAGTCACGCATGCGAACGCGACCAGCAACGCATGGATGCAAGTCGCCAGGGGGCAAAATCTCATAACGCCCTACGATCCCAACCCAACGACAAATACGGGCCTGGGCGACACGGCGACAGCGCCAAGTTTGATCACGGCCGTTGACAATTCGCTGATCGTTTACTTTTGCTCGAAGTGGAATTTTCCGGGCATCACTCCCCCAGGCGGCGTGACGCCAACATTGACAACACGGCTCGACGGATCGACCACGTTGCTTTTTGTCTCGAACGGAGTCTTAGCGACAGCCGGCGCGACAGGAAACAAGATCGCATCAGGCTTGCCCAATACGCCAACTGAGCCGTGGGCGACAGGACTTATAGCGATTAGACCTTAAAACTATGCCAACATCATACGAAAGACGACACCCACCAGACGAATTGAGCTATCACAAACGGCCAAGCGGCGCGGGTGTCGCCCTGCCTATTGGCAGTTTTCTCTTACTGCAAGACGATGACGGCAGCGAGACAAGTATTTTGCTTTTAGAAGACGATGCGGGCGCGGAAATCTCCGGCCTGAATTTACAGGACGATTGATATATGTCCGACAAACTACCAGCGTTAGGTAATCTAGCTACTCCGGCTCTGACCGACTTGCTTTATATAGTCACGCCGGGGATTGATCCGCTTGGGTCGTTCAATATTACCTATGCGCAGCTTCGGGCGGCATTGCTCGCGGGCGTTGGAGTCGCATTTCCTTCAGACATTACGCCGCAGGGCAATGCGGCTGGTGGGGCTTTAACAACTCTGCAATCGTTTGTCTTGCCCGCTGGAAGTCTCGGCAGTAATGGGGACTTTGTCAGATTCACTTACAGTGGGACTTTTGCGACTAATGATAACGACAAGAGAATCCAAATCCTGATCGATGGCCAGGTGGTAGAAGACTTTGGCCTCTTCGATTTTGACGCCGGAGTATGGCGCGTAACGGGAGAACATGTACGGCTTACATCTACTAGCGTTCTTGCGGGGTGTGGTGGTCAATATGGTGAGCCGCTTGTTATAGACGAAGGAGTCATAGCCGGAACGCCGGATGTTATCAATCTACCTCGAAACAGAACGTTAGCCGTGGCTGATCTGGATTCCAACGCCATCACTTTAGAAGTAGTCGGCGCCGCTGCGGCCGCGAACGACATCATACAAACTCTCTCAATTTACGAGCTTATTCAATTCTAAATATCAACAGGAGAAAAAAAAACATGGCTTTCAATCTAGCAGCAATCGCCCCTTATCTTGGGGCAACGGGTCAAGCTCTCGTAGATCTTGACGAAGATACAAACGGCGCTGAAGATTTCGCCGGAGCATTATTGATCTATGCCGCTGAAGTCATCGGGGCAGTGGCGAACAACGGCGACTTGCCGGAGTTTCCCGAAGTTCTGAAAAAGGGAACAACTGAAAAAATCGGCGGCGCTTTCCGGGCAACGTTGATCGTGGCGAATAGCATATTGAGCTTCGCCCGTTTTCAGGTGTCGGGCAAAGCCGCAGCGATTCTCAAATACGCATCACAGGCTATCTCTCAATTGCTGGCTAAGCAGCCAGTACAGGCCATCACAGGTCTTTGATTCTTCCTCTTGCAAGTAGGGGGGAACATTTCAACCGACTGATAATTTCTGTTTAGGGGAAAATGACATGAAATTCAGATCGCATAGTCTTTTGTTTGTTTTGCTTATCGTAACCGCTCTCGCATTCGCTTATGGCTACGGCTTGATGACCAATTCGCTTAATGCTTCAGGGCATGATCGAAATAAGAAATCAGTAGGCTTGATCAGTGAATCTATACGAATCACAGCTAAAGACGGAGCGAAACCCATAGGACAATTGATCAGGGAGCAAAGCTCAATCGAAATACCGGATCAGGCAATATCGAGCTTTCATTTTCTGGTCGATCCATTCAGCGATGCGCTGATATTGCCGAGGGTCGAAGGCTTTCAGCCTTTGGGATTTCAATATGCGATCCTGCCAGGGCAGGACAAGGAATTTAAAATCCCGGAGATTCCGATCAGCGCGCCGGAGGCGCTAGACTTCTTTCTGGTCAAAAGCGCGCAGGCGACTAATTTTATTGTGGTGATAGAGTTTTACCCGAAGAACAGATGAATACGAACAAGCCGCAAACCGTTCCCATTGTGACGATTCCCGGCGACTCCGACCATATTACGATTGTCTGCCCGGTGTGCGACAAAGGTGGCGTGTGGGCTGTCCCGCATGGTTTTCAGATTGCCATACAGGGAACGTTGCTTGTGACGTGTTCAAACGGTCACAGTTGGGGGATCTATAGACCGTGGAAAAAAGACGATGACGACTGAAGAAATCAAAAATCTAGTTGTCAGCAAGGCAAATCAGTACGGGATCAATCCGGGGATTGCCTTTGCCCAGATCCAGCGAGAGAGCGGCTTCAATCCGCGTGCGGTTGGTGGATCTGGCGAACGCGGTCTAGGCCAGTTCATGAAAGGCACTTGGGATCGGTTTGGCTTAGGCTCTTTTGATAACGCCTTTGATCCGGTGATGAATCTTGACGCTTGGGGCAACTACATGGTCTACCTCATGGCCTTGTTCAACGGCGATTATCTCAAAGCCCTGACCGGCTACAACGGGGGAGAGGGTCATTTGACAGATCCGGGGAAATACGGGCCTCCATCAGCCGCGGCGAGAGCTTACGCCCAGGCGATCTATTCACAGGCCGGTTTTACTCAAAGCTCTGTCGTCTCCCTCGATCAAATAGAAGTCGCTCCCGGAGGCTTTCCGACATGGCTTATAATAGGCGCGGCTGGATTGCTGATCTGGTTCGCTTTCAGTGATTGAGTTTTTCGATTTACTTCCCTCCGACTAACTTCCATCTTTCATCTCTCCTACGGGCCGTGAAGATCATTCACGGCCTTATTTTTATTCTCTGATTGAATTACAATTCACCGGGAAGGAACATTTGCGCGCATGAGCCGGTCATCCCGGCGGCGCGATTCTAAGCGAGGAAATACTGTACGGCGGGGAGACTGTAAGCGATCTCCCCGTTTTTTTTGCGTTTTAAAGCCCTCTGGCGATTTTGCCCTTGTCAGGAGTCAGACAGGTTTCATGTCTTTCGACAGTGGCGAGCCAGTGAAGAGTATGGGGCGTTGTGGGCTGAAGCGGGAAAGAGAGAAGCCGTCAAGGTTGCTCCTGACGGCTTCTCTGGCGATCTAGATAAATCGCTTGGTTGATACCCCATAGTTTGACACCCCCTTACACTATCACTTTTGATTATCGAACAGGAGTAGACAGTTTTGGGGAGAGACAAAGAGAAAAGCCGCCAAGCTTGCCTCCCCTAAGCTAGACTCGACGGCTTCTCTGTGGTTCACGCTACGGAGGGGAGTATATCACAAAGATCGGGCGCGGATCTCAGTTTCGATATATTCAGCGACCTCAATCTGAGTTCGGCCATATTGAAGTTTCTCAGGCCGTTGGCTTAATTCTTCTTTCACCATGTGGACGATCTCTGCGCATGCTTCCCTTTCTTCCTCGATGGCGGCTGAGAATTTCTCTCTTATGATTTCCCTGATCTGATTGCGTTGTTGACCGCTCAATGAGACGCGAGCATTGATCAAGTCAAGGGCCATCTCCATTCTTCTTTTTTGATTTGTGTTTTCCTGCCTTCCGATCATTTCCGGTGTCATCGGTTCATTTCCTCCAAAAGTTTCTGAATCGCTCGGCGTTTAAGGCTGTGTCTATTTTCTATCAGGGAAAGCCCACAAGTGAACAGGGACATAATGATCTACCGGACTTACATCATCCCATATGTTCTTTGGGCCTTTGTTCAATATGCCCTTCAAGCGTCGTGGGTGACCAGGGAATAAATAATCTTCATCCTCGAAAAACTCATTCTGATTCCATTCCGGCCTATGGGTCAGTATAAACAACGATTCCAGCGTCATCAGAAAAGCGGATACAATCCGAATCCAAGCGAGCTTCAATCCTTCTTCTTTGGCTCGATTGAAGCAATGATGATTTCGCCATCGCTCTTGTAATCGAATCGCTTTGCCGACGTAGACTGGTTTTCCTTCTTTGTTCAAAATGAAATAGATGGCTGAATCAGACGGAAGATTCTTTATAAAGTCGCTGTCTGCCAAATCGACAAAGGGCAACTCCGAGAAATCAATATTGGCAGCATAGAATTGCGAGTCTTCAACACCGGTCAAAATACCCGTCAGGAGTAGTGTTAAATCCATGAGCGTAGTGTATCATAAACACCTGTCAAAGATCAGACATTTGAGACACTATATTTGCACATACAGTCACACTCTATTTTTGGAGGATTTATGGACACCATCAGAGCGGGCATCTACGCAAGAGTTTCAACCAAAGACCAATCAACCGATATGCAGCTTGACGCGCTGAGAAAATATTGCGCCCAACGTGGCTGGAAGATCGTCCACGAAGAGAGCGAGACGGCGAGCGGCGCTAAGACCACACGACCGAAGAGGGCCACAATGATCTTGCTTGCCAAGCAACGTAAGATCGACACC